TTCAGGTAGTCGTTGACACCACCTGACAGATCCGACTGCCGGATCTCGCGGTACTCGGGGCGCTCGAAGTTCGACGACGCCACATCAGTTCTCGAGGAGGCTGTAGATGATGTGAAGCGTTGCGGCGCCAACCGTCACGACACTGAAGCCCTGCGGGATGATCACGCCTGGAGTGAAGTCGATCACAGTTCCCGCAACCGTGGTTCCATACGCAGGAGTCAAGTTGGTAGCCCCTTGAGCTTCTCGCAATTGAACGGATGTTCCAGCGGTAACGACATAGATGCGATGCAGGACCGCATACTTCGTGTTCCCTGTCTGGAATACGCTGTTGGCGGCAACGGTATCCACCGTGTCGGTGCTGTCGAATACCCCGCCTGCAGCCTTGGCTGCGCCGATCGCACGGCCAGTCGGATAGAACGTGCCGGCTGCCGTCAGAATCATCACCCGCGTCGCCGCGCTATCGCGAAAGCTCGTCATGTCAGTACCACCATCCCCAGAAGTTGACGCGGTCAGGATCCAACGGGCCGCGATGCCGCATCCCGCGCTTGTACATCGTCGGCCCCCTCGCGTCCCGAGGACCGCCAGCGTACGTCGTGAACTTCACACCTTCCTCGGCGAGCTCGGGCTGGATGGCCCTCATGCCGGGGATGTTGTTCTTCTTCTGGAAGCAGCCCTGCGCCGTGCGCAGCACGAGGTAGCGGCAGTGCTGGTCGGGCAGCATGACCATCGTCTCGACGATGTCGTCCTGCGCCAAGGCGTTCGTGAACGCGGCGTCGAACGTCAGTTCATGCACGCGGGCGCCCGAAGGAGACAGGATCGTCGCGCCATTCGAGTAGATGCAGCGGCGCACCTCCCCGTAGTGCGCGGCGTTCACGTTCGCCGTCGTCGTGACCTGCCAGTCGCTGTTGATGTACGAACCCTCCTCGGGCTCGATCTCCCCGAAGATCGGCCCAGGCAGGTACAGCAGGTTGGCCGAGGCGGAGACCGTGACGATCTTGCCCTTGAACATCTTGGGCGGACGGACGACCACCCGCAGCATCAAGTCCTCGGGGCTCGTGTAGTGCCACAGCCGCAGGGTGTTGTTGCCCTCCCACGACCAGTGCGGCACGCGCTCGTTGGCGACCCACTTCGGGATCTCCTGCCCTTGGGTCACGTTGCCGAGCGTGCTCCACTTGTACGGGCTGAAGGTCGGCGTCGAGCTGGGGTCGTTGCTCCGCCGGTACACCTTCACGCACGCCATCACCCAGGTGGGCAGGCGGTACTCGTACACGTCCGACATGAGCTTCGTGGCGGAAGCCCCGTCGACGCACATCGTGAAGTTGGAGTACTCCTTGTTCGCCTCCACCATCGTGCGGTACATGCCGCGTAGTTGGCGGTCGCCGTGACGGACGATGGTGGCAATGGGGTACTTGGCCGCGCTCGGATCGTCGAGCACGTCCTGAACCTCCGCGATGAACTGGGTTACGTTCAAGAAGCCCCCCCGAAGTCGTTGTACCGACTGGGCTAGGGCGCGTCAACCTTCGCGGTGGCGTACGTCCTCTTGATGCCGGCGGCGTGCTCGGCCCGCTCGTGGGCGGTCTTCCACGCCTGCTCGGCGAGTTCCTTCTTGCGGGTCTCCCGCAGGCGGTCGTTGTGCCGCTCGACCTCGTCGGCGACCTCCTGGAGGTTCTTGCCCTGCTTGGTCAGGTCGCAGGCGCGCACGCGCGCGAGGATGGTCTCGGCGGGGAATTCGTTCAGGAACTCGCCCTGATCCCCCTCCCAATAGAAGACCGTGTCCCACTCGGCCATGTTCACCGAGTAGCGCACGACGCGCCACCGCCCAGGCACCTCGCTGGACATGCGGCGGATGGGCGACCACCAGATGCTGAGGCAGGGGTCGTAGTCGCGCAGAAGGCGACGAACGCGGGACAAGGCAGCCGACGGCGCCCAGATGGGATCCGCCGGCTGCCAGCTCACGCGGCGCCGCTCCGAGTCGGTCATCGGAACGGTGCGCTTCCTCATTGCCCGATCAAAGCATTGGGAGTCAGCATGATTTTCATCACCGAAGGAGCAGTGTTGGCTGCGCCTGCCGTCCATGCAGTGCTTTCATTGCATGTGACAACACCAACAGCGGCCAATCGGTTGGGAGTCCACAGTCCTGTGTTCTGTTGAGCAAACACGGTGTCTGCGGTGGTAGGGTCAAGCGCTCCTCCTAGAACGTTGATTCCCTGATTTTGCAACTGATTGGTGGGTGTCGACGGCGCCGTTTGACCTCCAACATCGACCGTGACCACCTTGGCGGCATAGATCGACTTGTCGAGGGCAAACGGCAGAGGATACCTGCGGGATGCATGGTTGACTGCCGACACAAGGTACGACATGCCAACTTCGATGTTGACCGGCCCAGCAGTCGTCAACGTCACATAGATCGACGAGATCGCGCTGAACACGCGCCAAGCCCGTGCCCGCAAGCTGTTTGCTCCCGTTCCGTTCTTCGTTCCGAGCTCTTGGATGGGGTTGCCATAATGGTCCCATCCATTGATCTCGTACTGAAACACGTCGGTAGCGGTTGGACACGTGAAGTCTGGCGCGAACGGATAGTTCGCGTAGAACACTCCGCCAATCACGGTGCCTAGCTCAGTCGGAGCCGCAACGAACGGCATCAATTGCCGCACGTTTTGGGCGCATGCTTGAGCAGGGCAAATCCCGTCAACATCCTGAGGGGGCCTAATGAAGGTTGTTTCGGAAAACAACCCTCTATAGGCGCTCCCTCCCAGCGAGTTCTTGAAAAGGACTGATGCCATTGGATCAGCCTCCTTTCAGCTCGACAGCTCGGTGAGGACGGCACCCGTGCGGTTGCGGACCTCCACGATCATGTTGTCCTCCCACGTCCAGCCGCGCCAGTACTTGTCGAGGTCGGGCAGGCGCTCCCACGTGGTGACATCGCCACCAACGAGGGGTTGCATCGGAGCCGTCTCGAGGATGTGGAACTGGTCCAGGGCGAGGAAGTACACGCGGTTCTGGTAGCAGAAGCGGTCCTTCACCCAGCCGACGCCGTTGAACGTCAGCGTCTTGTGGCCGCCCTGCAGCTCGAGCGTGTTGTTGTAGCGCTTGTCCGGCGTCAGCAACTTCACGTACGAGTTGTAGGTCGGGAACGACGAGAGGATCAACTCGATGTTGGCGTTGTTGATCTCCTCGGCGTCGGACATCGCCTGCTGCATCAGCTCCTCGGTCAGCGGACGGTTGCCCGCGCCGCCGTTGTCGAGGACCACGGCACGGTTGAACGACTGGCTTGAGGCAAGGATGCCTTGGAAATAACTCGTCGCAGTGCCGATGTCGTCTTCCGCAGCCGATTGCTGCGAGCCCGAGGCACCCATGCCATTGAGCACGCCGACGTCCGTGAAGACGCCGCCGATGCCCGTCATCTCGCGACGATAGGCAGTGTCAACGCGAGCAGGGGCAGTACCGAGCGCGACGCCGTTGCCACAGCGAACCACCCAAGCATTGGCCCAGTTGGCGGAGAACGCTCCCACGCCTGAAGCCAACGCCACGTTCAAGGCGTCTCGGAGACGAACCGTCACGGTTGCTCCAGACACGGTGACGTCAAACACCGTGAATGCATTGGCGATAGGACCGGTGTTGGGAGTGAAGGTCTGAATAGCACCAGCGTTGGTGAACACCGCCACGCGCATCCCAGGCTCGATGTACTTGTCGAGCGTACCGGCGGCGCGAGTGGTCGCGGCGCCTTCGATCGACGAGTTCACCTTGAGCGTGACGGAGATGCAGCCATCGGCGTCGGGGGTCGTGCTGCCGATTGTGTTCACTTCCGCGATCCGACCCGATCCGTCGTTGTGGACCTGGCGGGCGCGGTCGATCATGATGTCGTCCACGATGCCTTCCATCTCGATCTGCAAGGCTTCGGCGTAGGCTCCGCCGTTCGTCTTGCCGTGCCGGATGGTGTCGCCATCCAGCGCGATGCGGGCCATGCCCTTGCGGGTGATGGTCGAGTAGGTCAGCGACGGCTGGAAGCCGGGGTCGGGAATGACGCCACCGTAACCCACGTTGTTGAGGCCGGTCGAGCGACCGAACCGCACGGGGAACACGATGTACTTGCCCGAGACGGCTTGATGCGGACGCTTGTCGATCATGCTCAAGAGCACGGTCGAGTTGTTGCGGGCGTCCGGCAGGAGCTGCAGGAAGTAGTTGGTGAGGAGGTTGTCGTAGTAGCCGGCGCCGGTCGTGGCGCCGTACGCTTGGGTGTTGTATGCAACACCGTTGCTTGCGGTCACAGACATGGATCAGTCCTTGGTTTGGTTGTGGGCTACCGGACGTCGTTCCTGAGCTGGTTCATGAACGACTTGAAGCCGGAGCGCCATTGGCCCGATTGCAGATCCTTCGCCGAAGGCTTCGGCGGGGTGTTGGCAGTCAGTCCAGGCGTGCCGGCGGCGGGCGGGATGCCAGCCAGTTGCGACGCGGCGGAAGCCCTTTGGTCACGTTGGGAAGACATGAAGTCGGAGAGCATGTCGGCCTGCAGCGCGTGCAGTTCGGCAGCCACCTCCTCCAGCGGCTTCGATGGGTTCGCCATCTGGTAAGCCGCGACCACAACCTCAGCTTGTTCCCGCGCCTTCGCGTTCCCTTGGTATAGGGGCAGCGAGCCGACGACGGACTTGATGCGATCCATGTGCGACTGGGTGGTCAATTCATCGCGGAACTTTGTGAGCTCCGCGATCTTGCTCTGGATCTGCATGAGCTCGGATCTGGTCTGCTTGGTGACAGGATCCAGTTCCTCGCCCGAATAACTCGCATCGGTGGAGCCAACTCCGATGGGGCGGCCATGCAGTTGAGACGCACGTCTCTGGATCTCCGCAAGGGCCGCGTCGGGGTTGGTGCGCAACAGCGTCTCCATCTGGGAGGCGAACTCGATGGCGCCGGCATGCTGTGCCTTGAGCGCGTTCGCTTCCTGAAGTCGCTTCTCTGCGGCGGACGCCATCTGCGCGCTCTTGCGCAGGTCCGCCACGGTGGTATCCATCTCGCGTCCATCCACCTTGAGGCGGACGACGGCGTTGTCGGGCGCGTAGGGAACGGCGCCGGGCTGCTGGGGTTGTTGTTCGCTCACGGGATCACCTCGTAGCCGGCGGCGGCGGCGCGCCTGTTGGCTTCATCGCGGCCATTGTTCTGGGACGGAAGGCCCATGGGGTTGGCTCGTGACTCGCCCTCGATGGAGGCGCGCTTGGGATCCTTGGGCCTGCGCCACAACCACCGCTGGTCGACGGTGAACGAGCCGCCGGCTCCGACCACGACGGGCAGTTCGACCTTCTGCCCGTAATACCGCAGGCACACTTGGCAGAGGATGTCCTCGTACCACGCCGACTTCGGGTTGGGCTTGTAGGCGCTCTTCCACTGATCGGATCGAACCAGTCCGGTCTCGGGGTTCAGCGTCAGGTAGACGCCGTGGCTGGGCTGCCCCTCGGGGTGCTGGTTCCGGCACTTGACGAAGAAGTGGTAGATGGAGTTCTCATTGTCCTTCTCCTCTTCGGTGCGACGGCGCTGCTGCTTGTAGACCTCCTCGAGCAGCACGTCGGCGGCCTCGACCTCCTTCTCGTTGTCCCCGTCGATGGGGAACATGGGGGTCAGCAGGTTGGTCGCCTTCTCGACGGTGGCGCGGGACGCGGACAGCTCCTTGAGCTGCGTCGCGATGTTGGCGGCGTCGGCGTGTTCTTCGCGCCTGACGCCCTTGGGCTTGATGGGGTTTGCGTCTTGCATGAATCAGAATGAAGGTTGGGATGCTTGGCCGACTTGGCCTGGGATGCCCTTGACTGCTTCGGCCATCTGCATGGCCTGCATCTGGGCTTGCTGGATGAACATCTGATGCTTCTTCCAGTGGTCTGTGATGAGCGCCTGCGTCTGCACGGGCAGCCCCTTGAACTCCGGCGTGTACATGTACGCGATGATGACCGTCGATTCCTTGGCGTGGTCCTCCCACTCCATGACGGGGTAGCCTTCGTCGCCGTACTTGAGCGGATCCTTGATCATCTCCTGGATCTCGCGCTCCTGGTTCCGCTCCGCCTGGAGGGTGCGCTTGATGAACTCGTCGCTGGTGTTGTAGTGCAGGCCCTTCAGGATGAGCGCGCGGGTCTGCTCGTCGAACTGCGGGTTGAACGCGCCGGCCTGCAGGGCGTCCAGCATCTCCTCGCGCGCGGAGCCGAGCGTGTCCGCGACGGACGGGTTGCCGACGATGACGAAGTCGTTGAGCAGGTCGGAGCCGTCGAACTCCTCGACGACCCATTCCGCGTCCTCGCCGAGGTAGCGCATGGTGCGCTTGGGGCCGTAGTACATCTTGCCGAGCGCGAGGCAGATCTTGCCGGCGTCGCGCACGGTGCGGAGCGTGGACTTGGAGGGCACGGTCAGCGTGATGAACCGCTCCTCGTTGATGGCCCGCACGGCGCTGCCGGAGCGGAGCTGCCCCGGCAATCCCTCGGCGTTGATCTCGGACTGCGCGGCGGCCTTGTTGAGGTCGGCTTCGCACACGTCCATGAACCGCGCCACGTCGGGCGGGATCTGGGGCGGGGGGCCGTGCTGCACCTTGAACGAAGACACCTCGTTGACCTGGTAGATGCGTCCACCGCCGACCGGCATGCTGTCGGTGTCGATGCCCGACTGGTCGCCGACGTAGGTGTTCGGGAGACCGAACGTCTCCATGAACTGCATCATCACGGTGCGGGCTTCGTTGAGGTAGTACTGCGGGCCGAGCAGATCCTCGACGAGCGACGCGCCCCAGAACCTGCCGGGGTGCGGGCACCAGTCGTCCTTGACGTAGGGCAGGTGCGACCAGCCGGTGCGGTCGGCGATGTAGGGGTTGTCGAGTCCGCCGGCGCGGTTGAGGTTGAGGATGCGCCCGCCCGCGTACACGACGCGCATGCCGCGCGGGTACTGCTTGCTCGGTCGCTGCCAGAGCTCGACGTACTGGGTGCGCTTGCCGCGCTTGTCCTCGGGCTGCGCCCAGTCCACGAGCGACAAGCCGGATCCGTTCGACATGAACGCGATGGCCTCCTCGTAGTTGCGCAGGCCGGCATCCGCCTCCATGGGCTGGATGTCCTTGGGGTCGATGTCGAAGCGTTCCGCGATGCGGTCGATGTCGACGTAGTGCTTCTCCGCGAACCACTGGCAGCCCATCATCTGCGAGTCGCGGCTGCTCGTATCCTGGAACGCGGCAAACGGCGACAGGACGCTAACTGAGATATCGCCAGGGGAGTAGTCCTCGAAGAGCCCGGCCCTGTCCTTCTCCTGCTTGATTGCCTGAGAAAGCATCTGCTCGGGGATGACGCGGCGGTTCTGCGCATCCGACAGGTAGAAGCGATCAGGCTCCCCCTTGAACGGATCCCATGTGATCTTGAGGAAGGACGAGCCGCAGACGGCCTTCCACAGCGTGGACATCATGAGATGCCACTCGAAGTCGGTGACTTCGCGGATGTGATCGAAGACGCGCTCGGCGAGCTGCGCGAGTTCGCGGTCGCGGCTGGTGCCGGTGGGCGGGCGGCAGCGGAACTCCGCGTTGACCGCGAGCACCTTCGCGCAGGCGGCGAGCACGCGCGAGCGAATGAGGTTGACCTTGTAGTGCGTCGCCGCCTCGGGGTCGTCGATGCCGGCGTCGAACAGGCGTCCCTGCTCGAAGAAGAAGCGTTGCTTGCCGCTCCAGAAGGCGACGTTCGAGATCCACGATTCCTCGAGTGCGAGGCGCTCGAGACGCGACTCGTGGAGACCGACACGCTTGTCGATCATCTCGATCAGATTGCCTTCGTCGAGCTTCATCCTGCTCCTGCGTGGCGGCGAGGCAGAGTCGCGCGCCCCATGGTTTCCTGCGCCACCTTCTCGCGATCAGTGATCTCCATGGCGCCCGCGACGGCGGCGGCCTGCGGCCTTTCGCTGCTGGCGAGGATCGCCTTCAGCAAGTCGCGGTTCTGGTCGGCGAGGCGGAGATTGACGCGCACCAACGCCCATGACACCGCCGCGACGGGCAGCGCGCATGTCAGCGCGACGATCGCCAGCACTCCGAACTCCCAGCCGTTCAACGCATCATCCATGGTAGAGCTTTCGCTTCTTGGGCTTGGCGGTAAGACGCTTGTCGTACGCAGCCCAGTAGCGTTCCGACTCTGTCCTAGGCACTACAGGCTCAGGACGCAATAGGCCCCTTGTCCATGACTGATCACGGACAGCGAGCGCAATGCCGTATGCAATGACCATATCGTCGTGTCCCCGCGACTCCATCTCGCCCTTTCCGTTCCAGCGTTGGTCGCGTAGTTCGTAGAGCAATTCCTCGTCTGGGATGTGCGCGCCTTCGTCGAGTGCGCGCTTGATGCGGTCGATGAGCAGGGGCTTGGTGGTGGAGTTGGTGTGCCAGCCCAGGACTTCGGACACCTGCTTGGAGATGGTGTCCTGCCGCTGCCGCTTGTAGATCTTCTTGTAGCCCTTGTTGATGGCTTCCATGCAGGCGGTGTAGCCGTGGGCCGAGGGGTACGTCTCGAACGCGAGCAGGGCTTCGTTGTAGTACCACGACAGCCAGGCGCACTTCGGCCCCCACACGTGCGGGTCGTCGCGTTCCTTCCAGCGCGCGACCACCTCGCAGGTCTCGCCCTCGATGACCACGATGACGGCGAAGTCCCCTCGAGCGAGTCCGCCTGCGGTGTCGGACGCGGCGACGTACTTCCGGCCCTCCTCGGGATCCTTCCAGATCTGGAGACCGCCGCGCGCGTAGGGCTCGAACTTGAAGTTCATGCTTGGTCGACCTTGGCGATGCGCTCGCCGATCCAGCGCATGACCGGCACGGCCATGCTGTTGCCGAGCGCCTTGTAGCGCGGTCCATCAGGCGTGTCCTTACCGCGAGGACGGATGTCGGTGTAGCCGTCTGGGAATCCTTGCAGACGCTCGCACTCGCGGGGCGTAAGACGGCGGACGGCCATAGGAGAGAGCACGCCCTCCATCCGGCGGCTGCCCTTGTTGGCGTCTAGAGTTGCGTGAACGTGGCCCACGCGGCAACCGCTCTGTGATTCCTTGAACGCCACGACAGTCGTTGTGCTGGCCTCGCTCTGCCCAGGCGGCCTAGACCGCAGGGCGGTATGGCAATCGGTCTGGCTTGCACCTTTTTTGGCTAGCGTGCCATGAACGTCATAGGCCACCGCCATCTGCCCTCCCCCATTTGCGTGACTACCGGCGTGACCCATCGCTCGCAGGGTCGGAGCGATATCGGACGAAGCATCAGCTCCATGATCTTTTGCGCTAAATGCCATCGGCTGCGCCACCGCCATCGTGTATCCATCCTGATCAAGCGCACCCGCCTGGTCGCCGTACTGCACGGGGTCTTGGCGAGCATTGAAGCAGTCGGTGCCGATCGGCTGCATCACTGCCTGGTACCCTTGGCCCGGCTTGCCGCCGCCTCCTGTCAAGCTGCCAGCCGTGTCGCTGAGAGTTACCTTTCCCTTTTGGTTTTCATGGAAAGCCATCGCTGGCTGCTGCACCATCACCGTTGGCCCCGAAGAGCTCGAAGACGAACCTGCCGTGCCGATTTTTGCTGCAACATCGCCAGTCACGCTTCCGTTGTAGCAGTCGCTTCCAACCGCCGGCACGAACAACGATGCGCCGCCAAACGCGTGTTGGTCTTCAAGACCCTGCTTGTCGCCGTATCGTGTGTTCAGGGTGCAGGCAATTTCCGCGGGCCATTTGGCTGCATGCTGGCGACCTGACGCAGCGCCTGCGACAGAAGCTCCGGCAGGTCTTTGCCCCGCTTCTCGGCGCGGCGGAGGATTCCCGCGCAGGCTTTCGCGCTCAAAAAGAACCGCCGCGGCACGACGCCAGTCTCCAAGGTATCCGACAACGAACACACGACGGCGGCGCTGGGCCACTCCGAAGTACTGAGCGTCCAGCACGCGGTAGGCGTACCCATACCCGAGTTCGCCCAACGCGCCGAGGAAGGAACCAAAGTCCCGTCCTCCTCCGCTGGACAAGACGCCAGGGACGTTTTCCCAGACGACCCAGCGCGGACGTAGTCGTGCAGCCAGTCGGACGAACTCAAGGGTGAGCTGACCACGCGCATCGTCCATGCCTCGCCGCAGTCCGGCGACGCTGAAGGCTTGGCAGGGAGTTCCTCCGACCAGAAGGTCAACTGCTCTAGGCTCGAGGGGCCACTGATCATGCTCCGTCAGATCTCCGAAATTGGGGACTCGAGAATAATGGTGCGCGAGCACCTGCGCGGGGAACTTCTCGATCTCGGCGAAGCCGGCGGGTTCCCAGCCCAAGTGGTGCCACGCGACGGTCGCGGCCTCGATGCCGCTGCACACGGACAGGTACTTCACTCCTCGACCCTCATGCTTCCGACGAAGCGCGGCGGGTTGTCGCGCGCGAGCGCGAGCATCCTGTCGATGCAGTCCATGTCGAAGACCGGCCTGCCGGTGGACATGAACGCGATCTGCGGGCGGGAGGGATACTCCTGGTTGAACAGCATCAGGTCGTTGGCGATCTCCTTGTCGGAGAGCTTCTGCCTGCGCCACGCGAGCTGGTCGATGGAGACGGGCACGAGTCCGACTCCGACGCGGCACCACTTGTGCGGCTTGTCGACGGGGGCGGTCTTGGTCGTGAACTTGCCATCTTCGTCGAACACGAGCTTGCGTCCCTGCTTGGCCGGCACCTGCCGCCACTGGTCGTCGCTCCTCCAGCGGCGGATGTAGGTCTGCTTCAAGAGCCAGCGTTCCTCCTCGTCGAGGCTGTTCTTGATCTGCTCGGCGAGCTTCTCGGGGATGGAGCGTCCCGATCCGTAGGTGCGCGTCCAGTGGTACTCGTCGTGCTCCCACCAGGCGAAGAACACGGCGTGCCATGGATCGGTGCGTTCGAACAAGTCGATGTCGCGCTGCTTCCACGCGCGCCAGAAGTCGTCACGGAACTTCCCTTGGTCGCCATTGGCCGTGCTCTCGTCGAATCCGTAGGTGCCTGGCAACGTAGGAAGCGAAGCCATCACGCCGGCTTGCTTGCGTTCGGCGTCGGGCCAGTGCGCGGTCTCGGACAAGTGGACCATCGTCCTTGTTCCACCGCGACCTGGCTCGGGGGTTTCTGCGCTTGTGACGTGGATCTCTCCACGGATCGGGTCTGTCCATACGAGCGAGCTGGTCGCCTTGGACTTCATCTTGAAGTCCCAGTGGACCGTTTCCCCCGCTTGGGTTCTGGTCTTGACCATCGAGGTGCGGGCGGTCTCGGCGATCTGGAGCAGGAGCTTGGAGCGATCCTTGTTGTCCGCGATGATGAGCCCGCGAAAGTTCTTCTCGCGCAGGAGCTTCTCGAACATGCAGGCTTGCACGTAGGTGGAGAAGCCCATCTGGCGGGCCTTGAGGATGATGATGCGCACGGGCACGCCGGCCATCTCCATCTGCAGGATCCACGTCTCGAGCCTGCGTTGCGCGCGGTTGAGCTTGAGTGGCCCGATCTTGCCGGCCTTGTCGCGGATGGGGAAGTAGCGTTCGATCCACTCGCGGCGGGAGAGTCGCGTGCGCACGAGCCTGGCTCCATGCGCGTCGCGGACGAACTCGGGCGAGGATGCGGCGTCTCCGTACACGCCGGATGTCCTGTCGAACAGTCCGGCGTACAGGTGGTTGTCGCGGATCTGGGGATCCTCGCTGGCCTCGTCGACGCGCTTCTGGAGCGAGGCGAGGGTCGCGGGATCGGGCGGCTTGAACATCAGCCTTGCTCGACCTTGAGCTTGTCGCGCATGGACACGAGGTGGGAGTTGTGCGTGTCGATCATCATGGCGATGCGCGTGTCGCACTCGGAGATCTCGCCGACGAGCGTGTCCATGAGTTCGTTGAACTTGTTGGTCAGTTGCCGGCGCAGTTCGAGCTGGGTGGCGAGCTCACCGACGAAGGGGCTGGCGTCGAGGCGCCGCAGGCGGTTGGACCTGCGGTTCCTCTGCCTTGTCTTCTCGCGGTGGTCGGGGCACATCGTCCTGCCGTCGGTGACGGGGATTCCGCAGGCGATGCACCGCTTGGACTCCTTCATGCGCTTGCGGTAGTCGCGCATGTACAGGCGGAGCTTCTCCTTCTTCTGGATGTCGTCCATGGTTTGAAACGGGCCGGCGCTCATCACGCCGACCCGCCTGCTTCTCCTAGCAGTGCATCCCCGACTCTCGCACTGGAGATGCACGATCAAGCTACCGCATCGACTTGGCGCCCTTGCAGCGCCACTTCTTGCGGCTGAGGTTGTTGGGGCTGTTGGGGTCGGACTTCCAGTCGCCCTTGATCTTGAGAGACCGCGCGCAGTAGGCATCGCCCTTGGGCGTCCCAGGCTTGATGCTCGAGCCTGACTGCCCGTAGCGGACAGTGCGAGTGCGGCCAGTGGTGGGGCTCTTGACCGTCTTCGCGAACCGCTTCTTCATGGGCGTGCCTACTGCGCAGCGTTCTAGGGTGATTGGTGTTGACCTTGACGATACGCAGCGTAC